GCCCTACATCTGTGGTAAGTATTGGTGTTATCGCACCAAAGCCACTTGTGCCACATACTTGTTGTGATATCGTAGGCCCATGTAATATCAAGAGTTGGGAAAGAGATTACATAAACCTCATGCCCTTCTAGCTGATAAGTAAACGCTACGGCATCTTGAACGTATTGATTGACTAAAGTATTCTCTACCGCATGGGTGGATATTCTTTGAGGAATATACCCGTTCATCATCATGATCTGAGATTGACCCCGAATATTACGGCTAAGGTAAGCAAAAGAATTACCAAGTCTGGCAACGCTAAACTTAGCCACGATTCCGTGTTGGGTAGAAGTTCCAGGGATTCTTTGGAATGGGAATGGAAATGTACCAGCATCCACCCAAACCTCAGATGATTCCTCACCCATTAAATAAACTTCTCTGTGGTCAACAATAATTGAGACTAGGTTATCAGGCGCACCGTCTTTGTTTCCGTAACTAAGCGCTGGGGTGATAGGGCTAAGTATCCCAGATGCTGCCCATTGCTGAGTGCCTGGGTTGTTATAGACAAAGTAATTATCCACAATGTCCACAATATCTGCGCCCGTAAACGCACCGTCTGAGCTTGGCAATACGCTAAAGTTAAGCGCATACATGGTTTCAGATGTAGCCTCAGTCTGGCTTGGACTAACCTTATAGCTACCCGTTCCACCCGCTCCTGTACCAAAGGTTAACGTTAAAGTTAACCCAGTACCTGACCCTGTTGTCGTAGTCGATACGTTATTAATTGGTTGGGTTGTGTATGAACCTTGGGAGTAAACTGTCAACCCAGTTACCACGCCAGACGTTACAGAAGATACGGTATAAACTTGTGGCGTAGACCCATAAACACCGCCCACAACCGTGACCTGATCGTTGACTGCGTATCCTGTACCGCCAGAAACAATTGACTGACTGAGAACAATATTATTGCCAAGTGCGGTAATAACTGTGCTAGATGTAACTCCAGATCCTTGAACGGTCTGGCCTAAATATAAAGTTCCACTAGATACGGCAGTTACACTTAAAGTCGTAGCTGAGATTGTCCCAGTAAACACCGCAGCGACCGCAGTCGAGTTCATTGTCTCAGCAGTAGAGACGGTTTGGCTGATATTAATAGTATATGTACCAACGCCACCCGATCCAGTTCCTAGTCCTGTGATAACGGTTTCCTGTGCTATTCCAACGCCAAAAAGCGATTGAGACACCCCAATCGTTCCGTTTTTAACCGCAGTTACTGTAAGCGTAGTCCCAGAAATAGTCCCTGTAAATACCGCAGTTGATGGGCTAGAAATGCGCCAAGAATACCGATAAGTTCCGTCTGTAATATAGACGTAAGTGCCGTTGTCCGTGATTCCGACTTGACCTGTAGTGGAGTTAAGTTGCCCGACAATGGTGGGAATAAATGAGCTTGTCAGCGAATAAACGTATTGTCCGCAAACCGCAATTAATTGGGTACTGCCTGACAAAGTACGCATTCCACGGATAGGCGCTTGGTTTTGGAACGCTACAACAGACGTTAGACCTGGGGTTGGATACAAAGCGACCACACCCCGAGTACCTGGGGCTTTTAAAGGATCGACCTCTGGCCTCCAATTTATGCACTCTTGAGCATCTTGGTATATAGACGGGGCTGAATAGGATGGGCCAACAAAGCCAAAGTCTGCCATTATTCCTCCTTATAAGACTTACCAGCAAGCAAAGTTTTCATGCTTGGCAGACTTATTCCGAATTGTTTGGCTAAATTTATCACGCTTATTCCATCTTTTCTTAGTTGTCTTGCTTGTCTTGCTTGTTCCATTGTCAACTTACATCTTGGGCCAGTATCGCTAGGAAAAAACTTTTGCCTTCCCTTTGCAACTTTATCTGCCATGTTATCCGCATGAGTACCAACACTTAAATGTTTTGGATTACAACAAATAGGATTATCGCAACTGTGCATAATAAATCCATGCTCATCCGTGTTTTTAGGAGCGTTTAAGTTAATTATTCCTGGGTTTACCAGATCAAATATAACTCGATGAGCATAATAAGATTTATCGTTTATTTCAGTTCTTCCATACTTCCCATTTGAGTAGCCTAACCAAGGCCAACATTCATCTTCACCTTTTTTGTCTACCTTAGACCATAAAACTTCTGCTGTATTAGCTGGTCTTCCAGCATTTGCTACAACACCATTTTTATGTCTTGCATACAAATCTCTTTCGTATGCCCTTCTTTTTTCTCTACGTTCTTGTTCTTTTTTTAATTGATCTTCTGTTTTTGCTTTGTTGTTCATGGTTGTTTCTCCTTGTTAAAAACAACCATATTGTACCACATTTTCTATCTAAAGAATCCACCCGACAAAATCCACCCAGCATCTTTCTGCCTTCCAACCAACAAAGAATCAGCGTAGGTCGAAACGATTGCAGGGTTCATATTTGTGCGCTTGACAGTAGATTTTGACTGCGCTGCAAACTTTTGGATTATACCGATTTGCGTAGGACTAGCCTTGCCGTACATAGGCATTAAACGTTCTGCCAAACACCACCGCAACGCCATGTTGTAGCCCTGAGGCAAATTAATGTTGTCGTTTATTGTGGTGAATTGTTGAAATAATTGATCTACAAATATGTGCATCTCGCCCTGACTTGGGTTGGGCCACACATAAATATTGCCTAAAGTCTCGGTTGGTTCGTAATAAATCGCTTTAGGCCAAGGACCGTTTAGCGTTTTTAAGCCAATCATCTCGTACTGCTCAATATTTAGCACCGAAACGGGATAATCTAGACCACCGTTTGTAATGGGTTGACCATTGGAATAGGTGTTAATCCTGACAAAACAGGAATTTAACCTAAGTGGGCGCTGATAATAAGACTTAATTGATTCGCTTGTAACTGGAGAAGCATAATAGGTATTTAGCAAGTAAGTGCCTGCTTCATTTACGTTATTGCCTGCGCCAGTTAACATTTGGGTAATTGTTGTGCCAGATGTAATTCCTGTGCCACTTAGCGTTTGGCCAATCGATATACCACCGCTTTGGATGGATGTAATTGTCAATATGTTATTTGTGATGCTACCCGTGAAATTAGCGCCAATTTGACCACCAGGCCCGATAGTGTATTGTGTTTGCCCAGAAACTACGGGGAATATGATCTCGTTCTTGTAGAACACCATCATGTCTTCGTTAGACCATTGATCTAACATATCTTGTAGCATATCAAAGGCATCTTGCGCTGCTTCGGGCGTAGGTGTCTCCCCAGCTTCCAAAGCTCCTATATCTTTTAGCGCACGAGAAATTATGTCAATTGGCTGGGTCATAGCTCGTCCTATATATTAGGCGTGAAAACTTGTGGTTTCCAAGGGGGGACAATAGATTTCGACTTTTCCAAAAGCGCCAATTGTTCCTCTAACCTAGATTTTATTACACAAATGCCGTCTTTCATAGCCTCATTTTCAATCCACTCAGCCACCATTTCCTCAGTCACTTGAGCAAATGGAACCTTATTTTGTGGATCTTTAAAATGCCAGTTTCCCTCAGTCTCAACTGTGTTTACCCCATCTGTCAAGGATAAATGATATTTGGCATGGGTAATGATTTCATCTTTCCCACTTAATTCTGATATTTTCCATTTATAGTCCATGATTATCCAATCCTGTACCAAGTAGTGTTTGATGATTTATACAAAAATAAAGCAAACCCCGCTGCCGTTAAAGCAGATGGAGCATTTAATAATGTTTGACCAGTATTAGCACTCATAGTCAAAGCAGTAATAATTTGTGTTGAAGAAATCCTAACTTGCATACCATCTGTAGGTGAAGCAGGCATTGTTATAGTTCCAGTTGCCAAAGTTCCAGATGGATTTAGTATAGTTACTGGAGAAACCAAAGTATAACTAAACCCTGTTGATGGAGTTTGATAATCATAAGGGCCACATGAACCAAGTGTCCCATCAAGTACCATTGTCATAATTTATAGGGCATTAGCCGTTATTGCTGATTGAATAGGCGCAATAGCATTTACTAATTCAGCAGTTGTTGTGGATGCTGTGATTGCAGATCTTGCAGTTGTCAAAGCACTTGTCCAATTTGCATCTGACATTACATTTGTTAGTCCAATCCCTGCTTTAGCAGAACGATGTTGAGATTCTGTATATGCTAGTTGATTTATAGCTTTAGTTTGTTGGGCAATAGCTTTAGTATGGTTTACTGTAACAGTAGGCCCATTTAATTCCCAAGCATCAAAAAACAAAGCATCATCACCTTGGGGTAGGGTTGAGTCTTCTACAATAATTGCACCACTTGGGCAGTCTTTGGTTAAGACGGTTTCAATAGGTAGTTCGCCTGTGGGTACACATACGCTTACACCACCATTGTCGTTTGTGAAGATGATTACTTGTGCCATATTTTTCCTTAATTTCCTAAAATTCCTACGCCAATGTAACTGTCATCAATCACTGAGCCTGAAGCATTACTAACAATAACCTTAACAGTAGTTGTTGTTCTTGCTCCAACTGTAATTGCAGTATTATTTATAGTGTCATTTCCAACAGAACAAAGTGTTGAATAATTTGCATCAAAAAGAGCAGTATTAAAGTTTACTGTGTAGAAACCTGTACCAATACGGGTAACAGAACTAACATTGTATTGAGAACGAACTGTTATTGCGCTTGAAACATATCCAAAATTAACCCAAGCCAAAGCATTGGTAGTCACGCCATTTGATTGGAGTTTAATAATCCCGCTAGTGTCTGCCGTTTGAACCAGACCAGTTGATGTTGATGCGTTTATTGTGGTGGTCATGGTGTGCCTTTATCGGAATACTGAAATACAAGTAATAACACCATCAACCGCCACATTGTTATATGCTTCATAAATTACTTTTACGGATGAAGTGTTAAAAGTTGTTGGGTAACTTCCATAGCCTTCACTATAAGGATTAGTTAAATTTCCTGTGGCATTAGTCATCACCGAATAACTTGTATCTGCAAAGGCATTTGTAAAGTTAACTGTGTAATCTCCAGTTCCATTGCGGGTAACGCTACTAATATTAAAAGATGCCCTAATCACAGGGCTTGCACCACTAGTTCCATTAAAGTTTGCCCAAGCCCTACAAAGCGTACCAATCTGTGTACCAGACCCATCATTAAACTGGGTTGGTGTTCCAGTTGTACTAGACTGAATTGTGTCAACTAAAGCAGTTCCATAACTCATAACACCACCCACCTTGATCCGCTAGAGATCGTTACAGTTACACCACTTGCCAATGTAATAGGCCCAGCAGAGAGTGCTGAGTACCCACTTGGTATGGTTGTGCTAACAGAAATAGTCTGATTATTGGCGAAAACGCCCGACACGGATAATGTACCCGTTGTAGGGGTTAACGTATCAGTTACTGCATTTTCATTGATAGCCATGTTAGACGTCCGTTGCGCCCTGATACTGGCTCATTGTCTTGAGTACGCCGTAAATAGCGGGTAACAAATCGCCTTTGCCTGCTATATCAGCCAAACCAATGTAGTGAGCGTGTTCTTGAACAGTGCTCATATTAGCCTCTCTAGCATCTTTGCTATAGTGGACTGCCACTTGGACTTGGATGTTATCTTTGTTACCAAAAAAGTTAGTCACTCTGGCATAAGCCTGTGGAGCGGGTGCTCCAAACTGAGTTGATGCGAGGTTGAGTTGTAATGCCATGATTTTCTCCGTGTTAAAAAGTCATTTCTGTGGTTTCTACTTTACAAACCCATCTAATTGTAGTTGAGGCTTGACCAGTAACTGTAATTGCTAGACCGCCATTGGTTGTATCCGCCGTAGCTGAAACTGCCCAAGTAGATGCGCCTGAATCCTGTGCCAATAATATCGATGTTACTGCACTAACTATTGAAGTGGCAGATGCGTTTGAACCACGTTTAATAGCACCTTGCAAAACCCAAGAAGCAGTATTTCCTCCCCCAGTAACTCCACCAATTATTGTTGCTCTGAATGAGTATGCTGAGTTGTTGGGTAGTATTACTTGGTTTGTTGTTCCTGCGGCAGAACCATCAGATGTAAGAACTGTTGCGGTTGCGGTTGTAGTTTGTATACCAAGAATTAATAAAGCGACTTGAGATAAACCTGAACCATTTCCAAAAGGGGCGACTGAAGCTGGAAAAACTGTATATCCGTTAATTCCTCTAGTTGTTCCATAAAAACCACCAATTATTGCAGAATAAGTGCTATTTGCGGTGTTTGAATTTCCTCCACCAATTACAGAAGAAAAACCAGATGCTGTGTTTCCATAACCTCCACCAATAAAAGAATTTTGATTGCTTGCTGTATTTGACCAACCTCCAGCAATAGTTGAGTTTGTACTAGATGAAGTATTTTGTTGACCACTACTAATATTTGAATATGAACCAGATGAAGTATTTTTAAATCCACCACCAACAAAACTCCAATCTCCACTTGCTACGTTCCTATTACCCGCAGTCCCTGCATCACCCCCACCACCTACAAAACTATATGCTCCTGTTGCTTGGTTGTTTCCTCCTCCTACTACTACTCCATGAGGTGTGAAAAAGTTAAGTGTGTTAGTTGAAGAACCACTAGCGTTTTTGCTTAGTGTGAGGGATGTTCCAGAGATAGCGGCAACATAAGTGTCTCCCGCAATAGAAGTCCCTGTAATATATTGACCGACTTTAATACTTGCGTTACTACCTGACAATGTAACCGCAGTTGTTCCGTTCATTGTTCCTGATTGCGTGGTTACAGCAGAACCGCTTGTTCCAGAATTTGTAAAACCCCCGCCAATAAAATTGTAATAACCTGAAACTGTATTTGAACCACCGCCAACTAAAACAGAGTAATTTCCACTTGTTGTATTGCTTCCACCGCCACCTAAAAATGAAACAGTTCCGCTTGAATAATTAGAAGAACCGCCACCCAATACAGAACCATAGGAAACTGAAGTATTAGAAATACCACCTAATACATTAGAGTATTGTCCACTAGCAACTTGAGTTGCACCACCCCTACTAGTCTGCCAATCCACCGCATTAGCACCTCTAGCATTACCTCCTGTAGAGGTAGATGTAGTCTGTTGGGCTTGTAATGCTCCTGTTCCTTTTGGTTGTAATACTAAAGAAATGTTTGTGTCTGATCCCAAAGCCTGAACTACTGGAGCATTTCCTGTTGTATTACCAGATGACTGAATGTAGTTTGCACCAGTCCCTGCTTGTAATATTGGGGAAATTAAAGTGCCTGTACTTGGGTTATATTGAAACTCAGTAGAAGAAGTATAAGCAGTTGATAAAGTGCCAGATGTAACAGAAGAAAATAAAGGATACCTTGTAGCATTTGTTGTGGTGTCGTCTGTAACTGAGATACTTGCAGATGATGCAGACCAAATTGGCACACCACCAGATAGTGTCAATACATATCCATTTGTACCCGCTGCCAAGAATGTGGTTGTTCCAGATGCTGTCTGATAAGGTACAGAACCATTTGCGCCACCAGCAAGATTGGTTGCAGTTGTTGCGCTTGTAGCAGTCGCAGCGTTACCACCAATCGATAAACTAGATGCCGTTCCTGTTAGTCCTGTTCCTGCACCGCTAAACACAGTAGCTGTGAATGTTCCTGTACTTGGCACATACTGTAGTTTTGTAGAACTTGTGTCAATAGTTGTAGCAGTACCACTTGTAGCAGATAAAAATGCAGGATAAAAAGTGCTAGAACTGACTGTTTGATCTGAAATAGTAACTGAGGCACTTGGAGTAGACCAAGTAGGTGCTCCAGTTCCATTAGATGTTAAATACTGTCCTGTTGTCCCTGCTGTGCTAATTGCCAAAGCAGATGCACCAGAATAAACCACGCCACCAGCATTTGCAGTCAAATTAGCGTTTGTACCGCCATTAGCAAGTGATACTTGACCAGACAATGCGCTTGTTGGAATTGTTGTAGATGCCGTTACCGCACCAACGCCATTACCATATAAATAGCCAGTAAGCCCAGTTGTGTAAAGCGTACCAAACGATCCGCTTGTTAGAGTAATACTGCTTGTCCAAGATGGAGCAGTTGAACTTCCGTTTGTAATTAATACTTGACCCGCTGTGCTTGATGCTAAGAATGACGTAGTTCCAACGCCAGATTGATAGGGCAATGCGTAAGTTGTACCACCCGCCAAATTTGTTGCGGTAGTTGCAGATGTTGCACTTGTTGCGGTTGCAGCGTTTCCACCAATGTTTAGCGCAGAAGCTGTGCCCGTAATGTTAGTACCCACCAATGTAGATGGTGTACCAAGATTTGGCGTTACAAGAGTGGGAGAAGTCGCCAATACGACATTTCCGCTACCCGTTGTACTTGAACTTGATGCTGCGGTCAGTTGACCCTGTGCGTTAACTGTAAAGTTGCCAAGCGTGTAACTTCCAGATGTAACAGATGTGTTAGCTATTGCAACAGTTACTGGTGTACTACCGTTGTAGGATGTGCCAGACAATCCTGTGCCAATCGTTAAAGCATTAGAAGCCGTTGCGGTGATTGTTCCAGACCCACCAAGGCTAATTAATGTGCCATTAACTGTTAATGACGAATTAGTTAACCCAGAATTAGGAATTGTTGCGTTAATTTGACTTGGCGCAATAGAAATTGATGTATTGGTTACAGATGTAACTTGACCTGAAGCATTTGTAACAAATACTGGTACGCTAGATGCAGATCCGTATGTTCCTGCTGTACCTTGTGGAGTGATACTAAACTGATACCCAGACAGAGTTAGCCCTGTTCCTGCGGTATATAAAGCAGTATTACTAAATTGGCTAAACGTAATAGCAGTTACGCCTAAAGTGCCGTTTTGTGGGCTAGTACAAACCCAAGCAGACCCAGATTGACCACCATTTTCTACAAATAAGAACGCAGAAACCAGTTCCGCATAGGTGTTGGCATCGCTAGATCTTGCCCATGTGCCTGTACTAGCGATATAAATACCGTTGTTGGCTTGAGTTGTTTGGTTTTTGACTAAAACCCTGTCCCCTGCAAGCGTTGTGTACCCATCAATTGTCTGTAATCCAGATAATGTGATGTTTGCGGTTGTAGCTACTTGAGCTGGGGCTTTAAATGACAATCCCTGTGCAATTGCATCAACATAGGATTTATTAACAATATCTGTTGGATTTACCGCAGTTGTACTAATAGATCCAGTTGTTGTTTGAATATTAGTAAAAATGCCAGTTGATGGTGTAACCAGGCCAATAGTCGTACTATTAATCGTACTATTGGTGATATTTAACCCGCTTTGAGACGGATTTAATGTTGCATAAAAGGGTTGCCCCTGACCTATAAAAGTCTGAAAATTGCCATAAACGTCAAAATACGCCTGAACAGGCAGTAGGTTTTGATCAGATGTTAGGTTAGGGGCACTCATTAGAATGGTTGAGCAGTAAAGATTAAAGTATCACCAGGAGACATATTTGCTAAAGCACCAGTTGTGATGCTATAACTGTTCATTGTTGCTGTCGTAGTTGTGTAAGCTACTTGTTGCAAAAACAATGTTGTTCCATTGGTAATATCATAACCTTGAACTAACCACCCAGTTGGGGCAGCAAACGGGAACGTAAAAGTTCCAGTATTTCCTGCGGTACTACCAAAAATTACTCTGAAAATGCCGATTTGGTTGCCCAAAACTTGAGCAGTTGAACCGCCAAATCCAGAAGAAACAGTTGGTAGAGTATCGTAAGTCAATACCGCTACAGTATTGATTGTTTGTGTAGATGCTACTTGATTGGTCATGATTGATCCGCTACAGGCATTACATACAGAGTTGTCGCTGCACCAACTGCGCTCAGGTTAAATCCACCAGCAGGCACGGCAATAACGGTTGGCTGAGACATAGAAATGCCCAAGACAAACGATGTTGATGTGTTCCCTGCGGTTGGCAGAACCGCTGCGGGAGCAGTAATGCTTGTAGGATTAAGTGGCGCAATTGAAATAGCAACAGGCGTAGATGCGGTATTCAAAAACGCACAATAGTTGATTTGGTCATTACCCGTTGGGATAACGCTCAAGGAGCTACTGGCAGTTGTTGTAACCGCTACTGCGTAGGTTGGGCCTACGGGACGATAAACGCTTGTATTAGCCATGATTAAGCAGCGTTAACAGCGATTGGCAAGCCTTCAATGCGGTGTACTTTGAAGTCATATACACCAGCAGCAGGGGTGATTGCAGTTGCAGCGCCAGATGTATTTTGGAACTGGATTGTCAATACGCCTGCGGTTGCTACATCACAATTTGCAATTATGATGTTTGAGGTTTGGTTACCTTGATATTGCAAAAAAGTCACAATATCAGATGGTTGCAGACCCGCAATATTGAAAGTTTGCAAAGATTGTGTGGAAGATGTGGTTAGCGTAGATGGGGTAATGGATGGAGCAATAATGAATTGCTCTAATATGTTACCCCTGGCAATGGTGGTGCTTGACATGATTTTTCCTTTGGGAAATTAGGTTAATTGTAACTTTAAAAAGAGAAAAAGCCACCCCTTTTGAGGGTGACTTTCCTCAATTTCAGGCTGGATTAGCTGAAATCGTAGCCATACACGTATACGTCTCCAGTCGCTGCTGTTCCAGCTGCGGTGGTTACGTTCACATATAAAGTTTGGTTAGCAAGTGAAGTCTGGATGGCAGCAGATGAAGCATCAACGTATGATGTACCGAGAACGGTAGTCAATTGTGATGGTGCAATTGCGCCAAAAAGGCTAGTTGCTGATGTAGAAGCAGTACTAACGATACCCAGAGCTGTCGATGTGGAGATCGAAGCTGCTGCGCCTGCGTTATTGACGTTTGTAACGATCAATTCTTTAGGCATATACGCTGTAGAGTTAACTACAGGAATAGGAGTTAGTGCTGTTGCGTTAAGGTTCACACCTTTGGCTACACCGATAACACGCAACGCTTGGTTTGTTGCGATATTACTTGGGTGTGCCGATACTGTGGTTGCTGGGCCTGGATTCGCCATGTTAGATTTCCTTTTAAAAAGTTAATTAAGCTGCGATACGGCAAGCAAGTTCTTGGTACAAAGGTGCCCATCCGTACAACACGTCCAAACGAGTCGGGATTGAATCGTTGTTAATGGTGTACTGACGAACAACACGGATTGACAAACCTACTTCTTTATCGCTTGCACGACCAGCAAAGTGTACGCCCTCTGGTAGCTCCAAATCTGCTACCGCCAGGGAAAATGCGTCACGATGAAAGAGCATGTTCTGTGGAGAAAGAACGCCAGTATTGTTAAATGGTGTAACTGCTGCAGTTGTAGAAGTTGTACCAACAACGATCGAGTTTTGGAACTGACCACCAATGATAATAGCTGGAGCAACTTGGATGCTTGTAGCTGTACCGTTAGCAATAGTTGTTGTAGATTGAACAACAAAGTTACGCAGTTTGCCAGAACCGTATGCTTGACGGTTTTGTGGGTTAGTTGCATAAATGTTAGCAATCTGGATTACGTCACCAGCGTTGAGTGTTGCAGCTCCAGTAGAACCCTTCAATTGAATTGTAGAGTATTGTGCCCAACCGCTTGTCAAATAACCAACTTGGCCTGTAGAGGCTGTGTTGTCAGTTGTCAATGCTGTTGAGTAAGAACCGAATGTTTGACTCACAACGTTTTGGTCGAGTTTCCAGTTTGTACCCGCAGAATCACGACCCATTAAACCTTTGCGATATTGCTCCGCAATGGCTTCTTGAGGCATGAACAAACCTTTTAAACTGTCAACGATTGTTGCAGATGTGAAAGGCTCAACGATACAAGCTCTACGTCCGTCTCTTGGTGCGCCTTCAGCATCAAGATAAGCACCAGCTGTTAAGTAGGTGATCAATCCTGTTGGAGGTGTACCAGCAGTACCAACGATGTTAGCAGTCTGGAGTGCAGCCATTTGCAAGCCGTCACGGTCAATCTTGTTAGCGATTGTTGCAACAGCAGGCTTTAGAACACGGTCAGAGAACATATCAAGGCTCAATGCCAAGTCTTGAGTTGTGAACTGAGTCGCAACTTGGAACTGGGTTGACAATGTTACTGGTGTTGAAGTCTCGTTAAAGTCTTCTACTGAAAGCGCAGGGCCTACAGCACCAATAAAACGGCCAGGTCTACGAACGTTAACTGTGTTACCGATCTTGCCACCAACTACAGCGAACTGGTCGTCATAGTTACGATTTACTTCTGAAGAAAATGTTAACTCGTTTTCGAGTACCATTAAAGCTTCATTAGTAATTTTTGATATAGTCAAAAGATTATTAGCCACTTTAGTATTACCTTTTTAATGTGGATTAAATTGTTACCTAATCTTTCCAGATTTGCGTAGTGCCTTCCATTCATGTATTGACCCAGTAAACTCACCGTTTTCTGTGATCGGTACATCAACGTTGGTACCACCTCGAATCGGATTGATAGGCGCTGGTGCGTTGCTCTTTTTCACAGTAGTCTTAGGCGCTTCTGCTGTTTTTTCAAACCTAGCCTCTAACTTACCAATCTCTCTTAAAG